AAGAAAAGGCCCCTTTCGGGGCCTGAGGTTTAGTTCGGGATGAAGAAGCGAGGCTTTGGAAGAGCGTGCATCGCTTCCATTTGAGCCGATACTCTCTGGAGGTTGGAGATGCCTTCCTCCAGTTCAGATTCGATCTGTTCATCTGTGATCGGGTTGGCCTCTAGTGCCTCGAATTGGAGGCGGTGGGTTTCGCAGGCCCAACATTCGAGTTCACAGTCGTCGATGATCGTGTCACACGATCTGCAAGTGTGCGTGATTCCGGACATGTCAGTCTCCTCGTTTGTGTTGCAGCAGTCGGGGTGGAGGTTCATGTTGATCTCCTGTATGTGTTTGAGTGCGATTTCTTGTTCTAAGCTGAAGTCGTGGTTGAGTGGACGGTGGAGTCGTTCGAATGTGTGATCTGACATTGTGGTCTCCTGTTTCAGTGATGATAGGAAGGAAAAGGCCCCTTGCGGGGCCTCAGGTTAGAAGGGGATGTAAGTCGCTACTCGATATAGTTTGGTGCGCCAGTGTCGGCGGTTCCTGTATTTATTCTCGATGCGTTGGTCGTAGAGTGGTTGATGGAATCCGTAACGATGCGCTTGTTTCATAATCTTCCTTTCTTCTCTTCTCTTCTCTTGCTTGGCCTTTTAAGCGCCGGGGACCCCGCACAAGTCAAAGCGACGACGAGCCCTTGCGAGGAGGAGCGGCCCTGAGCGACCCCTTGGGAGCGAATCCGACGAGCTCTTGCGAGGAGGACGACCCGAGCGAGCACTTGGCCGAGCGGGATCACGCAGCCGAAGGCCGAGGCAAGCGAGCCCTTGCGAGCGCGCCCGCTTGTGACCCCGAGCGAGGCCCCTAAAGGGCCGAAGCGAGGACCGCGTAGCGGCCTAGGTCACAAGTGCGTGAAGTGAGCGAGCCCTTGCGAGCGAACGACCCAGCGAGGGCGGCGAGCGAGGGTCGGGGCTTTACTTGTGCGGGGAGTTGGGCGCTACAATGCCAAAGCAAGAGAGAGAGATTACGAAGCAGCGGGTGAGCGTTTGTTCTTACAAACGCGAACGGAAGCGGAGGCTCTGGCGCGCGAGCGCTGCTTTCTTGAAGCGCAGTCGAAGTGAGGCCGAAGGCCGAGCGAGACAAGCGTCTGTTGCGCGAAGGGCGGCTTCGCCCGAGCGATCTTTCTTTCTTGCTTGCTTGCTTGCTTGCTGCCGCCTTGGCGGTGCTTCTTGCTTCCTTGCTTACTTGCTAAAGGTTGGAATGAAAGGACAGACGATAGGCATACTCGGTGCGCGTGAGGGATCGAAGCCCGAAGGGCCGCGCTGCTTAGCGCGGTTCACGAGAGCCCGACCCCTCTTGGGGGCACGCCCAAAAGCTTACTTGCTTGCTTGGTGGTCAGGGCAGGCGAGACAGCAAGCTGGATAGGCGCACTTAACGATGTTTCGTTATTCTCCGTCTGACGCTAGAAGAGGTATGATTTGATAGTGACAGACGTAGGAATGAGGGTATAATCGAGGGTAACGATGGCGGAGAGTCCGTTTCATTAATAGATGATGTGTGTATTAAGAAACTGTAATGATTCGTGAGGGTTGGCCGCTGCTTGAGCCGCTGGCGATAACAACGTATGAACTGGCAGGGTGAGCAGAGGCATCACGCCAGCAGCCAGCAGCCAGCTAGCACTACGCTTGTAGCGTACCATTATCACACCTCAAGCCTACCATCGCGCCCGAAGCGAATCAAGGCCCGGCCAGAGGGGGTACCAAGGGGGGACGGGGGTGCCTGTCTAGGGTGTATCACGCCCTGAATTTTGCTAACAGAAACCTCCGGGAACCCCAAGGGCTGGCCGCTGGTTGGCCGCTGGCAGACTGATACTAAGGTATATATTGATAAAGACAGAAAAGTAGGCTAGCCTGTACGATTTCCCTTGACAACACCCTTAAAATCGGGTATACTTAAGGCTGAGCTTTAAGCTTAACTTTAAGAGGACCTTAAAGCCAACCTACACCAAAACCCCTTAAGTCACTTAAGGGGTTAACTCATTTTGGTTGGTCTTTCAAAAAAGAATAAAAGAGCTTAAAGCCAACCTAAAGCTCCCCTTAAGGTCTACTCCTGATCATGTCTTTCAAATCCAGTAACGGCAACGTCTATCTCAAGGGCTTGTTCTTTGAGGAGACCGGAGCCGATAAGTCTACCGTCGTCTATTCCTTGAAAGACCAGGACCACGAAGGCTACCCTTCCCTCTACCGTCTTTACATGGAAGCTAACGATCCCACCGAATGGACGTTCTCCCAGAAGTACCTGGACGGTTGGGACCATTGGGAGCGTCTTTGCCAATGTACGTGGTTCACCCCGTACGTCATCCGCTGGCGCAAGGAGCTTCAATTGCGCCTAGCGTCGGCGGCACTAGCCCGGATCATCTCCGAATCAAAGACAAATTCTAAAGAGTCATTCACCGCGAACAGGTACCTCCTAGAACGCGGCTGGGTGCCCAAGGATAAGAATTCCGGTGGACGCCCTACCAAGGATGCCGTCCGACAAGAAGCTCACAGGATCGCCTCAGAATCGATCCAAATCCACGACGATTTCAAACGACTGGCATTCAATGTATCTCCAACCTGAAGACAAGAGTTATTCGAACATCTCTGCTACGACTGCCACCTTCAACCTCTGTGGCGGCCAGTACGCTACCACGATGATCGCGACATGGGGTGGCGGTAACGTCGTCCTCCAGCGGCTTGCAGTAGACGGGTCCACATGGGTCGCCTGTGCTACCGCTGTTACCGCGAACAATTTCGCTACTTACTTCCTACCTCCAGGCTCCTACCGCTTCGCCGTCACGACCGCTACCGGTGTGTACATCGACATGAAGTCGATCCCCTTCTGATGACCGAGCTAGAAGCCCAGCGTGAAGAACGCCGAGAAGAGCTTCAACGGGGGTTAGGGAGGGTTGAAGGCAAGATCGACCAAATCCTGACCGGGTTGACGCAACACGTCCATGATGACGCCACCAACTTCCACTCCCTGGACACCAGGGTCTCTACCATCGAAAAGAGGGTGTGGGCCGCGTCAGGTGCTGCTGCCGTCATCGGTTACGTCCTGTCCCATTTCAAGTTTCCTATTTGAGTAAGAAAGATCAAGTAAGGGCGCAAGCTGAGTCCGACTTCATCTCCTTCATCCGGCTGGTTCACCCCAACCGTGTCCTTGGCTCCATCCATTGTGAGCTAGGCCAGTGGATGACCCGCCAGGAAGGAAAGTCACATCAACTCGTGCTGCTCCCACGCGATCACCAGAAGTCGGCTATCGCTGGGTATTTCGCCGCTTGGCTTATCGTTAATAACCCAAGCATCCGTATCCTGTATATTTCTTCGACTGCTAACCTTGCGGTCAAGCAGCTAAAGTTCATCAAGGACATCCTTACGTCCGACCGCTTCCGCTTCTACTGGCCAGAGATGGTCAATCCGGACGAATCAAAACGGGAGAAGTGGACTGAAACAGAAATCTCAGTCGACCATCCCCAACGCCGTGCCGACATCGTCCGTGACCCGACAATTTTCACTGGCGGACTGACGACATCATTAACCGGGATGCACTGCGACCAGACGATAATGGATGACGTTGTCGTTTTCGAAAATGCGTACACGGAAGAAGGCAGGAACCGTGTTCTCACCCAATACTCCCTCCTGGCCTCCATCGAAGGCGCTGATGCCCGAGGTCTTATCGTCGGTACCCGCTACCATCCAAAAGACTTGTACGGGACGTTGCTGGAAAAGACGGTCGATATTTACAGTGCAGAAGGCGAAATCGTAGATTCCGATCCGCTATACGAAGTCTTCGAGCGTGTCGTTGAATCTTCCGGTGACGGTACCGGAGAATTCCTGTGGCCCCGTCAAGAGCACAAGGGCAAGTGGTTCGGCTTCAATACTGAAATCCTAGCGAAGAAGCGGGCTCAGTACATCGATAGAACCCAGTACCGTGCCCAGTACTATAACGACCCGAATGACGCTGACTCTGCCGCCATCGATCCTAGCAAATTCCAATATTACGATCCGAAATTCCTCACCCGCTCCAGTGGCTTTTGGTTCCTGAAGGACAAACGATTAAATGTTTTCGCGGCTGTTGACTTTGCTTTCTCTCTTTCGAAAAAAAGTGACTACACTGCTATCGTGGTTCTCGGCGTCGACGGAAACCACAATTATTACGTCCTCGACATCGACCGATTCAAAACGGATAAGATTTCAGAATACTTCACCCACATCCTCCGACTTCACCAGAAATGGGACTTCAGACGGATCAGATGCGAGGTCACGGCGGGACAATTGGCGATCGTCAATGCACTCAAAACCGATTATATCCGAAGCCACGGTCTCGCCCTCTCTATCGAAGAATACCGACCCACCCGACACGACGGAAATAAAGAAGAGCGAATAACCGCGACTCTCCAACCGAAGTACGAAAACGGTCAGATGTGGCACTACCGGGGCGGTAATTGCCAGACGTTAGAGGACGAACTCGTCCGATCGAACCCGGCACACGATGACTGCAAGGATGCGTTAGCATCTGTCGTTGATGCCGCAATCATTCCAACATTTTCATTTTCCACTCAAAACTCCGTTTCCGAGATGACGCATTCTCGATTTGGAGGCATCCTGTAGGTAACACTTGGCTGGCTCAGTATTAGACCTTGATAATGTCGTCTCAGAAGATACCCTTGGTGTTACGATAGCGAAACAGTGGATTACCTGGAATACGCTAAAGAATACGAAGCGCGCCGAATGGGACGAAGTCCGACAGTACATTTACGCCACGGACACCACAAAGACCAGTAACTCCAAGCTCCCTTGGAAGAACAAGACCACGATCCCGAAGATGTGCCAGATTCGGGATAATCTGTACTCGAATTATATGGCAACCCTGTTTCCGAAACGGAAGTCATCCGTCTGGGAAGCAGATGACAAGGATTCGGACACCCAATCGAAAAGGAAGTCGATTGAAGCGTATATGGCATCGGTGAAGTCACAGCCGATGTACAAAGAAGAGATGTCCAAGCTGGTTATGGACTACATCGATTATGGCAACTGCTTCGTCACGACGGAGTGGGTGGACCAGCGAGTCGTCCAGCGCGATAAGACCCAGACCGGTTACGTCGGTCCAGTCCCACGCCGCATCTCACCCCTTGATATCGTCTTCAATCCGATCGCATCCTCCTTCGAGCGATCCCCGAAGATCATTCGTTCTCTCGTCTCTCTCGGAGAAGTGAAAGAGATTCTGGAGCGTCTTTCTACTGACGAAAACCGGGAAGTTTACCAACAGCTTTACGACTACCTCATCAACCTCCGTGCTACCGCCCGGAACACGACCGGGGAGATGAAATCCAAGAATGATTACTATCGTGTTGACGGTTTCACGTCCTACCAATCCTACCTCCAGGGCGAGTACGTCGAACTCCTGACGTTCTACGGCGACCTCTTCGACTTCGAAAAGAAAGAGTTTCTCCGCAACCACGTCATCATCGTGGCTGATAGACACAAAGTTCTGTCAAAGGCCCCTAACGTCTCGTATTACGGCTATCCGCCGATCTTTCATGCGGGATGGCGCAAACGACAGGATAACCTGTGGGCAATGGGTCCGCTCGATAATCTCGTCGGGATGCAATACAGAATCGACCACCTCGAAAACCTGAAAGCCGACTGCTTTGATCTTATCGCTTTCCCTCCCGTCAAGATCAAGGGCTACGTCCAGGACTTTACGTGGGGGCCGATGGCTAAGATTTACGTCGGTGACGAAGGTTCTGACGTCGAAATCCTGACCGTTCCGTTTCAAGTCCTGCAAACTAATTCTGAAATCCTTGGTCTCCAGACCACGATGGAAGAGATGGCAGGCTCGCCTAAGGAAGCGATGGGCTTCCGTTCTCCCGGAGAAAAGACGGCTTACGAAGTCCAACGGATGGAGAACGCCGCCTCCCGCATCTTCCAGAATAAGATCATGCAATTTGAGGAAGCTATCGTCGAACCGACCGATAACGCGATGCTGGAGCAGGCACGGCGGAATATTACTTCCGCTATCGAAGTCAAGATTTATAACGACGAATTCAACTACCACGTCTTCGAACAACTTGATCCAGCCGAACTCATAGGCGCTGGCAGTATCAAGCCGGTGGCCGCCCGTCATTTCGCAGAGAAGGCGGAACGGGTCCAGAATCTGAATAACTTCTTCCAATCTGCCCTAGGCCAGGACCAGGATATCAAAGCCCACTTCTCCAGTATCAAACTGGCGAAGATGTTTGAGGAACTGCTAGAGCTTGAGGAATTCGGGATCGTCCTTCCCTACGTTCGGTTGGCTGAACAGAAAGACGCCCAACAATTCGTCCAGGCTGCTCAAGAACAGTTGATGATGGAATTGCACACACCATCCGGCCTTCACCCCGACGATTACGATGAAGGCATAACTGCTGATCCTCCCCCCGAACCGGCTCCACAAGGAGCCCTACCACAAGGACTACCAAGTGGGCCTACCAACCCCATGGGTGCGGCACCTCCGTCAGGGGGACCAGGAAGCCCAATCCAACTTTGAAGGGGCTATCAGGAACGCAACAGTCGCGATCCAACGCCTTCGAGAAATTTTACAGGAAGAACTCGATCAACTTGACCGACAAGAGTCTTCCGACTCCCAGTTCGATAAACCGAATTGGGAATACCTCCAAGCTTACCGGAACGGACAACGTTCTAAACTCAGAGGCTGGAAACAGCTTCTCACATTTGACCAGGAAATATGACCACACTTTTCACTCCAGACGACACCATTGACCCGAATAAAGATTACCTTTCCGAATACGTAGGCGAAGACAAGACTTTCAAGTCCGCTGCCGACCTCGCGAAAGGGAAGGCTGAAGCAGACGCTTTCATCGAGCGGCTGAAGGCTGAAAACGCTGGATTGAGAACCGATTTGAAGACCCGGCTGAGGCTTGAGGAAGTCGTCGAAAAGATGGCGACCGGAGCCCCTAAGCCACCTAGTAGCGAGCCAGAACCGAAAGCTCCCGAACAGGGCAATGACAAGCCGATCACACCTGACGTTATCAAACAGATGGTCTCTGAAGTTCTTGCGCAAGGACAACAGGCCAGTACGGCTCAACAGAATACTCAATTCTGTGAGCAGAAACTTCAGGAAGCTTTTGGTCCGACTTATAAACGGACTGTTCAAGAACAGGCGAAAAGACTGAATCTGGGTGAGCAATTCCTCACGAACCTGATGGCGCAGCAGCCGAATGCGTTTCTGAAGCTTTTCGATGTCACTCCAAAAGTCGCACCACCACAAGTGGCGCAAGGAGCGCCTCGATCCTCCGTAAACGATTCCTTCGGATTTACTCCCAATATGTCAGGCGAAAAAAGGAAGTCATATTACGACGACCTTCGCAGGAAGAACCCCTCCCATTACTGGACTCCCGCTGTTCAGAACGAAATTCACAAGGAAGCTCACCGCCAAGGTGAGTCCTTCTTCGATACATAATTTAGCTGCTAGGAATTAACTGTGGCTGGTTTTTCATATAACACGAACGAACATCTAGTTCGTACAAATCTGTGGAGTTCACAGATTAAAGAGGTGTTGCTGGAAGAGCTTCTCGGAATGAAGTACGTCGATATGGTGACGGACTTCCCTGATGGAGACACCTTGAACATCCCGAGCATCGGCCAGATGGACGTGCTCGATTACGCCGAAGGTCAGGCTATCAGGTATACCGCGATGGATACCGGTAACTTCACCTTCACGATCAACAAATACAAGTCCAGTGCGACTTACATCACGAACAAGATGAAGCAGGACAGTTTTTATATGTCCCGGCTTGTGTCCTCGTTCGTGCCACGACAGCATCGCGCGCTAATGAAGGCAATCGAGGTCGATGTCCTGAACATCGGTCCTTCCGCCCAGACGGCAAGCAACAAGAACGCCATCAACGGTGCCGACCATCGTCTGATCGCTTCCGGTGGCAGCAACGCCGCTCGTACGCTTGGTGTGATCGATTTCGCAAAAGCGTTGTACGCCCTTGAGGTCGCTAACGTCCCGGCAACGAATCTTGTCGCTATCGTTGATCCGTCCGTTGAGTACACGCTGAATACGTTGACGAACATCGCTAACGTTTCGACGAACCCACGTTGGGAAGGTATCGTCTCTACCGGCCTGAATTCGACCGGGATGCGCTTTATCAAGAACGTCTATGGTTTCGACGTTTACACCAGCGTCAACCTTCCGAAGCTGACTGCTGCGGAAACGATCACGGATGGTCAGTCTGTTGCCCGCACTACGGGCTCAGCGCCGATCCAGAACATCTTCTTCTCTGCTGCCCCGGATGTCCTACCGTTCATCGGCAGCATCCGTCAGCCTCCGACTGTTGAGTCTGAGTACAAGAAGGACCTCCAGCGGGAAGAGTACGTCACTGTCTGCCGCTATGGTTTCAAACTGTTCCGGCCTGAGAACTTCGTTTGTGTCCTCTCTGACGCCGTTATCTCGTAAGGAGGAAATAAATGAGTTGGTATAATTCTGACGGGCTTCTCGTGAAGCTCGGGACTGAAGAGGGCACTGTCGGCATCGGCGGTGAAACCGGGATGACCGGTGACCGTCGCGAGCTTGCGTTCGATATGTCGCAAGCGTTGCTGCTATCTCTTACGTCTGTTGCTGGCGCTGTCATCCTTGGTGACAATCTCTGGCTACCGAAGAACGCCCGGATCGAGGAAGTCGAAGTCGAAGTCATTACTGCGGTAACGATGACGGGTTCCGGCACCTTTGATCTGGGCCTGATCCGAACCGACAGGAGCACGCAGCTTGACTATGACGGTCTCGTTGCAGCGGCTGCAAAAGCGACTTTGACTCCTGCTGGCGCGCGTTTGAACCTGATTGCTGGCAGCACTGCCGCTGGTGCCCTCATCGGTACCACACTGTCCAACAACGGCTATCTCGTCGCGAACTATAATACTGGAGCATTCACTGCGGGCGCACTTCGCGTTCGTATCAAGTATATGTTCCTGTAACTAGAAGGGCCAAAGAATAATGTCTGGTTCAGATGTCGATTTCGGCGGCCTAACCATCATCTGTAAAGCTGTGAAGACAGGGGCTACCGTTCCCGGTGCCTCTGCCTCCACCAGCAATACGGTGGCGGCTGGTTCCGCTCTAACACTAACCCGCGATGCCCACCTCGGGAAGACGATCCTTCTTGACACGGCAGCGGGCAGCACTGTCACCCTCCCTGCTTCAACAGGCGGTGGCGACAGATACCGTTTCGTCGTCTCTGTCATTCCAACGAGTAACAGCCATATCGTAAAGGTCGCTAACGCGAGCGATGCGATGCAAGGGATGTTGCTTGAACTATCGGATGACGCCGCTAACGTCTCAAAAGGTTGGCCGTCTACGGCCGGTACTTCTGACACTATTACCCTTAACAGGACCACTACCGGTGGGACGCAGAAGGGTGAATGGGTTGAAGTCGAGGATGTTGCCGCGAATGTGTGGCAGGTCTTTGGTTGCATCGCAGCCACAGGCACTGAAGCTAGCCCATTCTCTGCAACTGTTTAACGAGGGGGCTTCGGCCCCCTTTCTTGTGAGCACATGTCCAAAGTCACCCTCTCTAATCTCGCTAATCTCCAGAACGAGACTAGCGCCGTCACAACGATCAATACGAATAACGCAACACTAACGACAGCGTTCGATAACACGTTGTCTCGGGATGGGACGACACCGAATACGATGTCTGCTGACATCGACATGAACAGCCATCAGTTGTTGAATCTGGCGACACCAACGGCATCTACTCATGCCGTGACGAAAGCTTATGCTGATGCCCTGAGTCCCGATAATACGGCTCTTGCGGCTGCTGTTGCCGCCGCTGCCGCTTCCGCTACTTCAGCTTCCTCATCCGCCACGTCTGCCTCGACTTCCGCCAGTTCAGCCGCTACGAGCGCAGCCGCCATCACAGGGACTTCGGTAACTTCCGTTAACCTGAGCACGGTCTCAGGCACGTCTCCGGTGTTAGTGACTCAAGCAAGTAAACAATTCAACGTGGGACAATTCGTCCTCGTTGCTTCTGACTCGTCCCCTACGACGAAATACTTCTATGGTCAGATTACGGCGTACTCTGGCACTAATCTCACGATTTCGTGCACGTACGCGACAGGTGGAACGACTCATACCGATTGGACGATCTTTGTCTCCGGTATCCGTGGCGCTGCTGGTAGCACTGGGGCCAATGGTGCCGATTACACCGCCAACTCCCAACTCGCTGCGCTCGCAGCCTTTACGGCTACTGGCGGGCTGATGACACAGACGGCACCCGCCGTCTTCACGTCTCGTACGATCACCGGAACCAGCAACCTCGTTACCGTTACGAACGGGGATGGTGTCGCCGGTAATCCAACACTGACTGTCGGGTCTAACGTCGTCAGGAAGGATGACACTGGCGGCAATACGTTGGCATCCCAAGTCGCGATGCTGCATACGAATTACTCCATCGGAACCGGACTGACCGCAGGCACGCAAACGGCGCTATCCCTTTCGAATGGTGAATATCAGACCGGGTCGATTTCCGGAGGCGTTACCGGGACTTTCACATTTCCAACACCTTCGGCAGGCACCGGGACGATGACTCTTGCCATCACGAACAGCGGCTCTGTTGCCCATAACCTTGCCTTCTCCGCCAACGGCAATACGACATTCCGGCGTCTTGGATCAACACCCGCTGCTTCCGCTACCATTTCAGTGGCAGCCGGTTCAATCACCCTCATCACGATCTGGAAGATGTCAGCGTCGACGGTGTATTTCCAGACTAGTGGGACGGTGGCGTAATGTTTACAGGGCCAAGTTTTGATCCGGTAGCTGCGCTAAACACGACATGGTCTCTTGGTGTCGATACTGTTTTATCCAGTTATACCGTCATTTGTAAGATTCCATCTGTCCTCGTTGGTGCTGTCGGTAATGCCGTCCTGCTGACAATCCAGTCGGCAGGTGCGGGCGGGACATTGAACAACGTCACGATTTCAAATGTAGCGACATCCGGCAATGCTTTTGATGCGGACACGACACCAACGG